TTCCCAGATAGGTGGTCTGCTAAGCGAGAAACTGAGGTAACAATTAATCAATCCAATGGGCAGGCTGAGGTACTAAGCATGATACAGCAGGCCATGGGTAATACTGATGATGAGGACTAAATGCAGATTCAACTCAATAAACTGCAAAGGTCGATAATCAACAAGATAATAAATCAAGATGAGGTTATCTCTGCTAGATGTGGGTGGGGCTCAGGCAAAACATCTGCCTTAGTGTTTAGCTTGCTCACTGTTAGCAAGTGGCGTGCAGGATGTAGCAGCTTACTAATCACAGATACAACGCCTAGATATAACTCTGTGCTCATGCCTGAGATTGCTAAATGGCTTGAGCCACTTGGATGGGTTTATAATCATACTTTGAGGCTGTGGACTGATACACATACAGGCAGTACAGTGTGGTGCAGATCTTACTTTAGGCCTGGCACTCGAGAGGCTACCCATAATCCATTAGAGGGTTTAAATATAACAAGTGGTGTATGCTTAATAGATGAGTGCCAAACATTAACAGCCGAGGTAGCACATAAAGCTTTAGGGCGTTTAAGAGCAGGCCCGAGCCCTATTATGATCTTAGTGGGTTTACCTGTGGCAGATGCTTGGTGGTGCAACATGGCAGAGGAGGCAGGCTATCAGCCTTTACTTTTTACTAGCTATGTTAATCAAGCTAATCTATCAGAGGCATGGTTTGAGGCTACCAAGATGCTGCCCGAGGCTGAGCGTGAGGCTATGGTTATGAATAAGCCTGCACCTCCCACAGGTCTTATCTATAATGAGTTTACTCATCAGCACATTATCGAGGGATGGCAGTATAAGGAGAGCATGACAGGGCGCATAGCCATAGACTGGGGATTTAGAAAGCCATCAGTATTAATCATGGCCTATGATGATGAGTTACAGGCCTCTGTTATCTGCCATGAGATTAACCCTGCAGAGGTGACCACTGCACAGCTAGCTGAAATGATTCTTAAGGTGGCATGGCCTAGATCACTCAAAGCCCAAGCCAATGGGCCTAAGATATGGCTTGATGATGGTGTGGCAGACAAAGCAGGCAAGGCTCGCAATGATCAAACAGGGCAAAGTGCTTTTAGAGCAATGCGCAAGCCACCTGCTCAAGGTGGGCTAGGCATGCCTTTACGCAATACATCAGACCCTATTAGAGTGGATATACTTAATGGCATCCAACGCCTCAAGCGTGCTTTTGATTCTAAAAAGTATCTCATCACTAAAGAGGTGTGGGATTTAGGAGAGAGAGCCCGAGGCAATAGCTTAAGAAAAGCTCTGCTTAGTTACTCATGGGATAATAAAGAACAGCCTAAAAAAGATGGGCGTGAGGATCCACTTGACGCGCTTAGATATGATTGCATTATGTTTAATTGGCATGATTCAATAGTAGACTCTAGGCAGTATACTCCTAGGGCTAGAGGCGCAGGTAATATAAATAATAAGCGTAAGGTGAGGATAGGTAGCTCGAGTAAGAGGAGTTTTTAATGCGTTATCTTGGTGGAAAATCAAGAATTGCTAAAAAGTTAGTAAACTTTATGAGTTTAGAGCGAGACTCAAACATGGCTTGGGTTGAACCTTTTGTGGGGAGTGCAAAAGTAATCAGTTTAGTAAAAGGGCCTAGAATTGGTGCAGATATAAATCACGAAATTATTGCTTTGCTTAAAGCAATTAAAGGAGGCTGGGAGCCTCCTAAAAGTGTATCAAAAGAGTTTTATAATGAAGTAAAAAGCAATCAACATAAATACCAAGATCATTTAAAAGGATTCATTAGTTTTGGTTGTTCCTTTGGTGGAAGCCGTTGGGCGGGTTATGCAGAAGTCACAGAAAAAAATGATTATGCTTTACAATCTTATAATAGCTTAATGAACATAAAATCATCTTTAGTTAATGTTGATTTTTATTCTTGCGACTATCAATCATTAAACATTCCAAATAGGTCTTTAATTTATTGTGATCCTCCTTATAAAAATACATCTGATTATGGTTTTGAGTTTAATCATGATGAGTTTTATCAATGGTGCATTGATAAAGTTAAAGAAGGGCATCTTGTATTTATAAGTGAGTATGATTCTCCTTTTGATTTAGCTTATTCAATAGAAGTGAATGTGTCATTAAGTTCTCAAAATAATAAGCTTAAAAGAATTGAGAAGCTGTTTAGAGTACATAAAAAGCAAGAGTTTAAACTTATCACATACTAGAGGCGTGATGTGGAATACACAGAGAGATATTTAGCTATTGTTTTACTTGACCTTATTGGCTCAACTGCATTTATTCAAAGGGTAGGGGCTATGCAAGGTGCGAGGTGGTTACAGTACCATGATAAGCTAGCTAGATCTTTAGTGTATAAGTTTGATGGCAGAGAGATTGATAGATCAGATGGCTTTTTACTGAGCTTTGAGAGGCCCATAGATGCAGTTAACTTTGCTCTACATTATCAGCAAAGCATCCCAGCTAAAACAAAGTTAGGCGCTCGAATTGGTGTACATTGGGGCAAAGTAGTAGAGGTTAAACAAGATGAGTTACATACTTTAGTTGGTGCCAAATCAATAGAGCTTGAGGGCATTGCTAAGAATATTTGTGCACGCACCATGAGCCTATGCCAAGCTGGGCAGGTGCTGTTAACTGTGGAGGCTATGCTTGCAGTTAAAAGACGCACTAACACATTTACACCTAAAAATACACGCTATGCATTAGCAGGCGAATACAGATTTAAAGGTGTTAAAAAGCCTCAGCTTATTTACACAGTGGGTGCTACCATTGAAAGTCTACAGCCTCCACCATCATCTGAGAAAGCAAAAAAGGTGGCAGGCCCCAGGAAGATTAAAAGCAGGATGAGAGATAGAAAGCTTAAAGAGTGGCTTGCATGGGTTATGTATCGTTTAGCTTTTGGCCTCTGCCTGTGGTTTTGCTTGGTGGCTTTTCCCATATTGAGTAATAAACACTCTAGGCTTATGATGGGCCTTGATGATTACTTTTACTGGCTTGATAATATCATGCTGTGGATAACAAGATTGATGAGGGTGCTAAATGGCTGAGCAAAAAAAGCAAAGTGCTAAAGAGATTACTAGGGATGAAAAGGCTAGGCGTGGATGGTGGTTTAGCGTGGTGTTCTTACTAATAGTGGTAGGCCTTATCCTGTTTTTAACCTATGTCAAAATAGTAGATGAGAACAGAGATGTCTTAGTAGGCATCTTGGGTATGGTCACAGGCTCAATAAGCAGCATGATGGCAATAGCATCTGGCAGGGATCCATCAGAGGTAGAGGAGCTTAAGGATAAGCTTGCCTCTGCTAATGCAGATAGAGAGGCCCTTATAGCTCGGTTAAGGGATGCACAGATTCAAATGCAAATTAAGCACGACCAACTATTTGAGCTACAAACAGCAATCATTAACAAGCTGAGCATGTTTAGTGATAAGCCACCAATCACACAGCGCACAGAGGATGAGGTGGTTTTACATCCTGATGTTGAGCGTTGGACTTAAAGCAAAAAGCCCCACACCTCAAAAATCACAAAAAGGTGCAGGGCTGTTTGTTCAACTCTGGCACCCTAAACTATTTAGCGAGTAAATAAAAGCTTAACCATCTTGCCTAGCTTTATGTGTTCTAGACTCTGTTAGTGAGTTAAACTAAACAAGATGGCTAAACAAGGCTCAGCATCCCCAAAACAACATAATGCCAAGCCTGTCAGTCAGACAGTTGACTATGTTAACACTGTTAACAAGGTAAAGCAAGCAAAAAAATAGATATATTGCTAAATAATTAAATTGTGCTTATAATGCATCTAGAGCCCATTAATCTACATAGGGGTACTATGAGCACAGCAGATAGAAACCCAAAGCATATGAGAGCCTTAGCCCCACAGTTTAGGACTAAAGGCATAACAGGCACTCAGCTTAACGGTGGTGCCATAGCAGGTAAAGAGCAAAACCCTAGACTCACTGGCCTAAATTGGGTGCAGGAAGCTGAGGAGATGCTTAGGACAGACCCTATAGTTAGGCGGTCTTGGCACATGCTAAGGCAAACCTTGCTTAGTGCCTCATGGCGTTTTGAGTCTGGCCTAGAGGGTGATGCAGTAGCTGATGAGCTAGCACGTTTTGCAAATGAGGCCTATGGCTTTGATGGTTACAGTGGGCAGATGAGCTTAAGCTTTGAAGATCAGCTAGCTTACCTTTTTGAGTTTGTGCCATTGGGTTACAGGTATGCAGAGGAAATCTATAAAGTAGGCCCAGACAGTAAGGGGCGTATTAAGGTATGGCTAGATCAGTATGCAGATCGTGAGCCATCAGCACATAACAAGTGGCTAAGTAGAGACTCACAGCAGTTAGATGGTGTTATACAAAATATAGTAGGCACCACATACACACCCGAGCCCATACCTGCTAACAAGCTTTTACTGCTTACACTCAATAAAACAGGCTCTAACTTTGAGGGTGTTGGTATGTTGCGCCCTGTGTGGTGGTGGTGGCGTACCAAGCAGAGAGCAAGTAATCTAATGTGTGTGGGGCTTGATAGGTGGGCTGTGCCTACTCCTAAAGTGGTAGTAGATCGATCACAAGCAGAAATGCAAGGCCTCACTGATGCAGATGTTAATGCTATGATAGATGAGGCAGAGGGCCAAGCCCAAGCCTTTTTGGCTACTGAGCAGAGCTATCTGGTAGAGAATAGTGTAGTTAAGTTTGAGAGCTATGCAGAACAGCCTAATCTATATGCACAAGGCCCACTTGATATAATCACTAAGTGTAATGCTGAGATTAGTGCAAGCTTTCTCACTCAGTTTGCAGACTTGGGTAATACTGAGACAGGTGCAAGATCAGTGGGCGAGATTCATCTAAGCGTTTTTAGGCGTGCTGCTATAAACCTCTGTGATATTGTGGCCTCTGCTATCAGTGGAATTGATAGACGAGGTGGGGGCACTATTGGCAGATTGATCAGATGGAATTATGGAGCAGTAGACCCATCTAAACTACCTAAGCTCACTCACACAGGGCTTGATACTGATGACCTAGCAGAGAGTATGGGCATGCTTCCACAGCTAGTACAAGCAGGCATCTTAACGCCAGATGATGAGCTAGAGCGTGCTATCAGAGAGAGACTAGGCGCAGGTGACTTGCCAGAGGAAGCAAGTAGATCAGCCATTGAGCGTACCTCTACAAGTAAAGGACTAAGTGCTTTTACTGAGCAGTTAATGAGGAGTAAGCGCAATGGCTAAAACACAAGCTCAAACACCTGCCCCTAAAAAAGATCAGATTAAGGGTTCATCTAAAAACCCTAAAGGCTCTGCATCAGGTGTAAGAGGTGGCATAGCCATTAGCAAGCAAGCTGAGACAGCTATTAAAAACTTACTCGACAAGCATAATGATAGATATAATGCCAAGAGTAAGCAGGTGGATATGGGTATGCTTAAAGCTGTGTTTAGGCGTGGTGCAGGTGCTTTCTCTGTATCTCACAGGCCTGGCATGACTCGCACCCAATGGGCCTTAGCTAGAGTTAAAACCTTTTTAAAGCTAGTGGGCACAGGTGAGAGAAAAGAAGCTTATAACACTGATTTAGACTTATTACCCAAAGGGCACCCACAAAGGGTAGAGAAGCAAGCTGAGCTTTTAGCACCTGCTAAATACTCGCATATAGATTTTAAGCCTCCAAAGGGTGCACAGCAAGCTGCTAAACGTGCCCTTGAGGTGAGAGCCACTAAACCACCATCACAAAGAGGGATGACAGCCACAGGCATTGCTAGGGCTCGTGATTTAGCCAATGGCAAAACATTAAGCCCAGACACTGTTAAGCGTATGCTTGCCTATTTCACTCGCCATGAGATTGATAAAAAAGGTTCCACGTGGAACATGCAGGGTAAAGGGTGGCAAGCTTGGCAGGG